AGCTTTTGCAATGGAGCCACTACTAACCGACTTGTTTGGTGAGCGATTAGGCCGAACTGCTAACGAAGTGCTGACAACTGGTACTGGCTCTGGTCAACCTAACGGCATTGTTACAGCAGCTAGCACAGGTTTAACCGCTGCCAGCGCGACTGCGATCACGTCTGACGAATTAATTGACTTATTCCACTCTGTTGACCCAGCTTATCGCGCATCTCCTAAGTGCCGGTGGATGTTTAACGACTCGACCTTGGCTGCTATTAGAAAGCTCAAGGACGGTCAGGGCAACTACTTGTGGCAGATGGGTGATGTCCGTACAGGTGAGCCAGATATGTTCTTAGGTAAGGCTTACAGCGTAAACCAAGCCATGGCTGATATCGCAACAGGTAACAGCTCTGTATTATTTGGTGACTTATCTCGATACGTTGTTCGCAAGGTTCGCGGCTTCCAAGTTATGACATTGCGTGAGCGTTATGCTGAAAACTTCCAAGTTGGTATGGTTGGATTTAAGCGTTTCGATGGTGAATTGCTGAATACTTCTGCTGTTAAAAAGCTAGTTCAATTGTAATCATTATTAGCGCCTTTCGGGGCGCTATTTTCCGAGGTTATTATGGAAGTAAAACTTTTGATTAGTCGTGTCGGTGTCGGGTTCTCTCAAATTCGCGGCGATGTTATCAGTGTTGAAGATGCTGAAGCTGAAAGAATGATTGCAGCCGGTCAAGCTGAGATTGTCGAAACCGCAGCTAAAAAACCAGTTGAAAACGCAGCAGGAAAAGGTAAAAAGAAAAAATGAGTCTATTATTCTCGGTAGTTACACCCGCAGCAGTTCCGGCAGTCAGTTTAGACGATTGCAAGTTAGACTTGCGTGTTGATAACACATTCGAGGATGATTTGATTCTTTCTTATATTGATGCAGCGTCCAGACTTTGCTCTGAAATTTCAGGACGAAAGTTAATTAACGAAACAATAAAATATTCAATAAAATCAACGGATTGCGGCGGATCAATAATTCTACCGTTTACGCCGGTTAGCTCAATCGTTGAGATTCAGTATTATGATTCGGATAATGTCAGTCAGACGATGAACATCAATGATTTCTATCTTTACAACTTCGACCAAGAAACAACAATAGTTCCAAAAAAGGATGTAACATGGCCTAGCCGATATAATCGACGTGATGCTATTAATATTACGTTTGTTACTGGTTATGGTGCTGCTAGTTCTGACATCCCAAGCACAATAACCAAAGCGATACGACTTTTGGTGGCGCACTGGTACGAAGTACGAACGGCATCAACAGTCGGTATAGAGGTGAAAGATATACCATTTGGCGTGCAGATGCTTTTAGGCGTTGATCGCACAGGATGGGTGGCATAATGGCATTTAGACCGGGAGAACTTGATCAGCGCATCACAATTATGCGTGATGTAGAAACCCCAGACGGCTATGGTGGAAATACTACAGTTCCAACATTGATCCACACGTTATGGTCACTGGTTAGGCCGATTTCAGGCAATGAGATAACGGACTACGACAGAATAAACGCCAAAGCAAAATATTTGTTTGTTGTTCGATATCCTATTGATATTTTAGATTCTGATCGTATCGAGTGGGAAGGCACAAGCTTTAATATTAGACTTAGAAAAAAGCCTAAAGGTCGTGATCTTTACATGCAAATTGAAGCTGAAAGAGGTGTGTCACAGTGAGCGGCATGGAGCTGGTTGGCGTAAAAGAGCTGCAAAAGGTTCTCGAAGATTTCGCCCCTAGAACTGCTGGCAACCTAATGCGTACAGTAATACATGGTGTGGCTACTGACATAACTAAAGAAAGCAAAAAAAGAGTTCCAGTCAACACGGGGACCCTTAAACGATCACTAAAAACAAAACGCAGGCGCGGTAAGCCCATGCAGCCAGTTTCAGATGTGATAGCAGAGTCTGGAAAGAACGTTAAAAATGATGGGTTCTATTGGCTTTTTGTTGAGTTTGGCACACAGAAAACACCAGAGCAGCCATTTATGCGACCGGCGAAAGATTTGGTCATGAGTGACATAGATAATGTGCTTCAGCGTCAATTTAAAGACAAGCTAACCAAAGCAGTAATGAGAGAGAAGCGAAAGAGGGCTAAAAAATGACATCGTTCGCACTTGTTACGCAAAAATCCATTTACGATAAGTTAAGCGCTGACATTCTAACAATACCGATTTATGACGACGTGCCACAACCTAGTGATGGGGGAAAAAAGACAGACTTCCCATATATCACAATTGGCGAAGATGTCACAACTTACAATGACACAGACACAGATCGATCGGTTAATGTCTCAATCACAATTCATGTTTGGAGTAGGTCTAGAGGCCGAAAAGAGACAAAAGAAATTCAGGCTTTAATTTATGATAGCTTGCATAACTCAAATATTGTGCAGGCTGGTTATAATTTCGTTATAATAACGGAACAGAATTCTACGACGCAGCTAGACCCAGATGGGCGCACTCGTCACGGAATACAAACTTTTAATCTGATAATAGAGGAAGATTAATATGTCAAGTGGCGCAGCCTCGCGGCTTTTACTTGTAAAGAAAAACAGCACTACGCTACTTGGTGTTAGTGCTAAAACAATTACAGCCGGTAGCGAGTCTATCGACGTTACAACAGATGAGGATCTAGGGTTTAGATGTCTTTTGGATGTTGCTGGTGTTGAAACTTTAGATATTTCTGGATCTGGTGTCACTAAAGATGAGTTGCTTCGACAGTTAGCTTTAACTGGCGGCTCTAAGCTTCTAACTGACATCACTATTGAATACCCACCAGTTGGAACTCAAACCACTGGCGACACGATAGCCGGTGATTTTTATTTTGGTGGATTTACAGAAACGGGCGGCGGTTCAGACGGCGCTATTCAGTTTGATTTTACAATGATGTCATCCGGCGCATGGACACTAACCCCCGGTACAACTCCATAGGCTAAATTATGTCAATCTTTGAAGATGTAACCCTAATATGGAAAGGCAATGAATACACGGTTGAATCTACTAATGTTATGAAGCTCATAGCTAAGGTAGAGCGTGAAATCACTATAGAGCAGCTTTTGCAAGACACTGGTGTACCTCGTGCAGCTTTGGCGATGGCTTATACAGTGGCTTTGCAACATGCAGGCGCTAAAGCAACTCATGATGAAGTGTATTTAGCCTTGTTTAAAGATGGTGAAACTATGGTGGCGGCTGTTTCTGGGCTTCTATCAATGATGATGCCGCCGGAAACTTACAAACCACAAGGAAGCAAAGAAGAAGAGGGAAAGCCGGAAGCCGAAGCGACCGAGGAATGATTGAAAGCGCTTATTCCTTGGCTATTGGCTGGGGTTTAGCGCCTTCTGAATTCTGGAAACTACACCCCACGGAATTCTGGTGGTTTGCCAAGGCTAAAAATCCAGAAGCATTTCAAGAATCAATGTTTGATCAGCTTTTACGTTTATATGAGGATGGTTTTTAAATGTCAGAATTTAGCGACATTTTAGTAAGAGTTGGCGCAGATGTTGAGCCACTTAAAAAAGGCTTTAAAGACGCTAGCCAAAAAATAAAAGGCTATCAATCAGAAGTCCTTGATGCAGCAAAGAAGACCGTAGCCTTGACCGCCGCCATTACCGGCGCAGGTGCCGGACTGGTTGCCATGGCATCAAGTGCAGCAAAAGATGCTAGAGAGCTGTCTAGTTTGGCTGGCGTGGCCGGTGTAAGTACGGATGAATTTCAAAAATTAGCCTCTGCCGCAAAGACAGTGGGTGTTGAGCAAGATAAACTTTCTGACATCTTCAAAGATACTCGTGACAAAGTTGGCGATTTCTTACAAACAGGCGCCGGCCCGTTAGCTGATTTTTTCGAAAACATAGCGCCAAAGGTTGGTGTGACTGCTGATGAATTTAAATATTTATCGGGCCCACAAGCGCTTCAGAAATATTCAGATGCTTTAGAGGCTGCAAACGTATCTCAAAACGATATGGTTTTTTACATGGAAGCTATCGCATCTGATGCCTCCCTGTTAAACCCTTTGCTTAGAGAGGGCGGCGCATCATTCGAAGAACTAGCAGAAA